ACATTTTTATATATGGAAAACGAGAATTGTATTTCTATATATAAACTTATTTCTTAGAACCCTTTCTTTTACGTTTTGTTTTACGTTGTTTGTTTTTACGACGTTTTGTACCACCCATTTTACGTTCTTCCTCTTCTTCTTCCGTTGGCTTTACAGGAGCACCTAGTGCATCATCCATATATTCAGAACCTGTATCGGCGGAACTTTCAACACTCATATCACCATCCATTGCAGGAGGAGTAGCGACACTCATATCACCATCCATTGCAGAAGGATTTTCAACACTCATGTCACCATCGCCATCCATTGCAGGAGAAGGATCAGTACTCATATCACCTTCTGGAGAAACAGAACCCATACTCATATCACCATCCATTGCAGAAGGATTTTCAACACTCATATCACCATTCATAGATTCAGAACCTGTATCCAATGGGGTTTCACCTTCTGTTACAGAAGGACCACTATTCATTTCTGTAGTAGCAAAAGGGTCTTCTTCTGTACCTTCTCCTAAAGGAGTTGTTCCTTTAAGAGACGCCAATTGTTCTTCTTGTAATTTTTCATATTTTTCATGCAATTCATTTAATTTTTCTAACAATTCTTGATTTTTCTCTCGTAATGATTCCATAGTTTCTTCTTTACGTTCTTCTTGGGCTTCAGGAGTTGGTTCCATATTATCAATTGTTGCTTCTTCGCTATCTTGGTTTTCTTCGGCAGATGGTCCAGTAAAAGCTGTTTGTATTTCACTAGCAGTATTTTTAACAGAATCACCAACTGTTTCCATTATGCCTTTTGGTTTTTCTTCAACAGACATATCACTATTTTCTCCTTCAGATTTTTCTTCAACAGACATAGCACTATTTTCTCCTTCAGATTTTTCTTCAACAGACATAGCACTATTTTCTTCTTCCGGTTTTTCTTCAATATCCATAGAGATATTTTCTTCTTCTTTTTCAGGTTTCGGGTCTTCATTTCCACCTAAAAATGTTTCTAAGAAACCACCTCCTTTTTGAGGCATTTTGTATAATTTCTTTTGTGAAATACGTTTACCTTTTTTTGGTTTATATATTGATGCTTTTTTGCTATTTCCCATTTATATATAATTACGATACAAATTTTATTATATAAATTTCGAAAATAATTTAAATACATCTCCTAAATAAATTACAATCCAAATATGGTATTAATTGTAATTGTTGAAAAAACTGGCGTATTAAAAGAATTAAGTTTTAAAGACGATAATGTTGAAAATTTGTATAAAAAAGCAGGATTTAAATCAGGCAAAGGGTTTGAAGAACAAACCACCTGGAAAATAAATAAAGAATGTAGTGTTGTTCTTTATGGTAAATGTGACGGACGTGCTGGACAAGAAAATAAGTATGACTTTCCACCACCCGTTGATAATAGTTTGTTTTTTGGGTCTTGTGTATTAGTTCATAAAAATAAATCAAAAGAAATGGTGGATCTAAATGTTCCTTTATGGAAAGTTATTTATGAAAAACTTTTTGGAGGGTTTCAGGATATTGGAAGTGAGGACAGCGAAGAAGAAGATGATGATGAAGTCGAAAATAAAACTAAACAAGGCTATTCAAAAGACGATGGATTCGTAGTAGATGATGAAGATGACGACGAAGATGAGGATGAAGACGAAGATGAAGAAGAAGAAGTTGATGAGGATGCAGTGGAAGAAGAATTTGACGAAGACGATGATGAAGAAGAAGAAGAAGATGATGATGAGGAAATAAAACCACGTGTACAACCGAAACGTGCTGCTAAACGCGAGAAAAAAATTGATAATGTCTTTATATCAATGAATAATGAAATTGAAGATGCTTATATGAATTGTGATAGTGAATTAAGTGAAGAAGAATATATTTAATACAAAATTGATTTAAAATTATCATTGTATGTTCATAATAATTAGAGACTATTATGAAAAAAATAACAAATTCCCAGGTTTTTAGAGAAAATATTCAAACGAAAATTTCTGGAATTTTAGACGTTCCAGATGATTCTATTTCCATTAATCTTGAAAAAGGTGTATTTAATTATGCATTAAAAGAGGCTACAAGAAAAAAGATTGTTAAAAAATGGGAAAATCCGCAATTTACTTCTATTTATATTGATCGTTTGCGATCGATTTATATGAATCTTAAAAACGATGTATTCTTGAAACATATTCGAAGTGGAGAAATTGATTCAAAAAACGTGGCTTTTATGACGCATCAAGAATTTGATCCAGAAAAATGGCGTGTGTTGATTGAGAAAAAGATGAAACGTGATGCATCGAAATATGATGATAATATCCAAGCCTCTACAGATATGTATACGTGTAGAAAGTGCAAGTCTAAACGTTGTACTTATTATGAAATGCAAACGCGCAGTGCGGATGAACCCGCCACAATCTTTGTGACTTGTCTTGATTGTGGAAAACATTGGCGTTCGTAGAGGAAAAGTTTAGTGAATATTAGTAAAAAAATATATATAATATTTTGATGGTATTATATATATATTTTTATAGAATGGATAATGCAGATTTATTTGATCCTGATGATGCAGATTTAAATTTAAAGATTGTAAAAGCAAGTTTTGCAGTAAAAAAATCTCCATTGTCTCTGACTGCTTGTGTGTTGCTTAATGATATAATAACTAAAGTACAATTAAACGCGCCTGTAACCGCTAATGACGAACCTTTAATTAAATTGCGAAAACAAATTAATGGAAAACGATTTGGTCGGACTTCTGCAGATATAGAAAGTGACCATAACGAAAATTTATTAGCATTAATTATTCCAATAATGGAAGACCGTTATGATGATATTAAAATCAAGTGTAATGAACTAGACATAAAAAAATTTGTCGATATAACTAGTTTGCAAAAAAATAGTAGTGATGATGTAGGCAAGGGATCTTTTCCGATAAGAACGACCGACGGTAGTACATTAACAGGGGAAAAACAAGATGCATTGGTTAATAAAATTAATCAATTGTCTACAGTAGGAAATAATCAATCGTCTACAGGAAGAGATGAAAGTAATAATCAAATCTATAATCTTACTAGTACACAAGAAGAACAAACCGAAGTACGAGATTTATTAACAAAAGCAGAATACAATAACAATGAACTTTTTATCGAAAAATTTTCACAGTTAGATGGTTCATTTTCTGAATATTTGGATCTATTATCTCCTGGATTAACCAGTAGTGATTTAAAATTTATAACTAGACAAGGTAAAAATTTTTTATTATTCTATTTTTTGCATGTAACTGGAGATGAAACCGAAATTGAATTAAAAGAAATAGCATCATCTTTAAATTTAGAATTAAATGTAGGCAAGTTAATTCAATTAAGAGAAAAACGAAAAGGTTTTTCATTAGATGTAAGACAGTCTTTGGCGGTTCAACGATTTACAACATTTAATAGAAATGCTAGTGGAATTATAGATAAGGCTTGTTTCTTATTCCACGGTGTAGGTACAGGTAAAACATTAACCTCTTTATCTATCGCATTAACACACTTAACCGACAAACATATGGATACAAAAACTCCATTAAAAATATTATTAATAGCACCGGAAGGTTTATTTAGAGCTGCATTTTTAGGTGATGATGCCGCATTAATTGGTATACAAGTGTATAATATAACTCAAAAATATTTAGTTCCTAACGGATCTGATGGGCATAAACAAACTGAATATATAGAAACAGCAAAAGGTGCTCTTTCAATAAAAAATGATCAAACTGAGGGTTATAAAACATATCATATTCAATTCATTGGTTATAATTATAATGCACTTTGTTCAAAAAAGGGTGGATTAAAAAAATTATATGATGATGATGCATATATTAATAAAGAAAATCCAGATACAATTTTAATTTGTGATGAATCACATAAACTTGTTGTTCCTTCAAATACCAAAGATACAGAACACCTTGGTTTACAATCATTGGAATCTTATAATAATGATAATGACGGTACTAGAGATCAATATAAAGAGAATAAACACGCAACCTATAAAAGTCTGTTTACATTAGATCAACTATTAGGAGATAATGAAAAAACACAAGCTCAAGGCATAGGTGGTGATTCCATAGCCAGTATGACCACAAAAGAAGAAAGACCTAAAAATATTATTCGCGAATATAGTTTTTTAAAATTTTGTATGAAAATGAATCAATGTATTTTTTTAACCGGAACACCAATACAATATACAGCAAATGATTTGGTAGATATTATTCGTTTTTTAAACTCTCGTGATCGTAATAAGAACAGTCCTGATCCTGATGATAAGCCTGATAATAATAATGTATTAAATACGAGTAATTATGATGCATACTATCAAGATAAAAAATATAATGCTAATGATGAACGGGTATTTAAACCTTTTGTTGGATATGATAACCAGAGACCAGGTGATGTCATTACAGATACAGTGATTGCTACTGGTAATATATGGGATATATTCTATAATATTATAACTGGTAGTGATAAACCAAGAGATTTTGATAATGCTACAATTCGTTGCTGTTTTGGTTCATTTGACTGTATTAAAATGACTCTTGGTTGTTATCAAACAGTAATAAAAGGAGGTGAAGCTGTTGTACCATTTCTTATACAAGAATTATATTCTCCTAACGTAACGGCAGCTTTCATGAGTGGTGAAGGCGTAGGAACACAAACGGCCGCTACATCAGAAACCATACCACAAGACGCAAGAGGTGGACAATTAGGTGGAAATATTGATTCAATAAAAAAGGCTATAAACGACTTCAATAACGTTATTAACGATAGTGATTATAAAAAATATATTGCGACAAACAATGAAACACCTACTATTGAAGGATATTTAACCTATATCATTTATGAAAAAAACGAAGGTAAAATGGATAATTTTACAATGAAATTTAATAACATATTTGAAGCATTCGCAAACGCAGCAGATAAAGATCCTAGTGTAATAAAAACAAAAACCCCTTTAAGTAAAAAATTTCGTAAAATTAATGACGCGTTTGAAAATTTACTACTCGACTTAGAATTTTATATAAAAAAAAAACAAAAAGTATATGATCCAAACGCAAAAGCAAAAGATACTGTACACGCAACTTTTATAACAGTGAAAAAAAGTTCAAAAGTTTTATTTGATGCTATACAAGATTGTATTTTTCACAATCTAAATAGTGATGGTTTTAATGAAAAGGATCCATATGTTAATTTTTTACAGGAAAGATCAAAAGTCGATAGAGAAGCAGTATATAATGAACACGTATTGAAACATCTTGAAACAGTACACAATTATGCGTGTATAAATCTATTTCAAGAAGAATTAATGCGTATAACTACCGATACAAAAGTTGCTACAAAAGTTGCTACAAAAGTTGCTACAAAAGTTCATAATAGTCAAATTGTTTTAAATGTAAACAAGCTTGGACATGAAAGCCAAATAAATATAGATCCAAACAGTACTGTTGGAGAATTAAAAAGACAATTAAATGAAAATAAACTTAGCTTTGCTAATAAACCATTGAACGATAATATCAAACGTTTATCAGAGTTAGGAATTCAACATGAGAGTACTATTAAAGTTCCTATGTCAGGGATACAAACTGGATATAGAACTAGAACTGATAACCCTTATTCCATAACAAACCAATTGGTTGGACCAGTTTCAGGAGGTAGTCAATTAGGTAAACGAACAGTTGGCGGTGACTGGGTCGCCATCGGAAAAGGCATCAGTTTTATTGTTCAATATGCGAAAAATATATTAAAAATGGGCGGATGTGCTTTAAAAGATATTAAAGATCAGTTATTAGAAGTTGGTTTACCCAAAGGATTTGGACAATATATTATTTCTTTCGCCGTTATGAATTGTGGATTATTATTTAATTTTATATTTGGCGGTGATGTAGCGGAAAGAAGTGATGCATTTAGCCGTCTTGGTTTAGGTTTAGATCCATTAATAAGTAGTGGAGATTCAAGTTTGGGTACTGCTATTAAGGCTTTTAGAGAGACTGGATTACTTTCACAAACCATTAAAAGACCAGTAATGAACTGTATAGGATATTATTTTGGGGTATATGATGGTTCGTTTTTGTTAACATTAACACCAACTATAGTAGCTATAGTAAAAGGTGCTTATCGGTCAGTGTGCGAATATAATATTGGACAATTAGTAAAACATTCACAAAATTATATTTCTATTTATAATTATGATTTAAATATAGAAGGAATAAAAACATTTAATTATAGTGGGAAAATTTCTGAACCATTTGATACAAAAGGAAATATAAATCATTTTCCACATAAATACGTTAGTAATATAATTGTACCATATACAAAAAAGCAAACACAAGCAGTTTACGATCAAACAGATTATGGTGACCTAATAAAAAAAATACAAATGTCTACGTTTGTTGATAATGAATGTACAGAGATTCAGACAGAGACGATGAAAGATTTACGTAACGGTATTAATCAGTTATCTCCAAATGTGATAAGTGAATGTGGTTGTGGAATTATAACAGAAAAAGATGAAACAGAAGAAAAATATAAACCGGTAGATATTGGCTCTCAAGACAAGAACTCAAACAAAAAAACAACATTACAAACACACACCGAGGATTTGTTGAATATACCAAATAATTTTAGTATTAGCTTACTTAATGAAAGAACTATATCATTAAACGATCTGACTCAAATGACTAATGTGTCTAATATACTTAAAAATGTTATAACTAATAATACAACTCTTTTAACAGATAAAACAGGACACATACCAGATTTACTAGAACAAATAAAAAATAATTTACCAAAATTAGCCAATAATCCTGATACGATACAAAATGATTTTATAAAAGAGATTAAAGATGATAATACAAAAAAGCAACAAATGCGTTTTGAAATAATTTTGAACATTATGAAATTAACACGTTGTGGTGTCGTTTTAAAACAAAGTAATTTACATTTGCATCCTCATTATTATGCTAATCCTATAATCAATCCAATAGACAATCCTATAGACAATCCAATAGACAATCCACCAACAAGATTTAACTATCAATATCAATATTTTTTACCTATATTTTATCCAACAACAGATAATATAATGCATTCATTTATAAATTTTCTTGAAACCAAGGGTTTCAATTATCTTCATATGACAGGAGAACCGAAAGATATAAATGACGTATTTAATATTGGTTCCAAAATGACGTTTCCTATAGCAGAGTTTGATGCTACTAATACAAATCCAATTTGTGTAATTATTAAACCACAGCATACAGAAGGATTTAGTTTCATTTACAATCCTATTTTATGTTGTCCTGCATTATGTAAAACCGCAGGGGATACGGAACAAGTATATGGTAGAATTTTAAGAAAATATAATGAGAGAAACGACAAATTAATATATAATACAGAAAAAAATGGATATAGATACGACAAACATATTTATCAGTTATTTGGTGGACAGGTTGAAGATGTTGAAAATGTAGAAACTATAAAGAGAGCATATCTTCCACAAGGTGAGAAACTTATAGCATATAGTGGTGAATTAGAATTTTTTAAGCCACCACCACCTACTACCTGGAGAGAAAGATGGAATGCATTTACTTCATACACTTCTTCTTTGTTAACCGGAGTACAACCAACGAATGCTTTATTCAACAAACAAGTACGTAATTACTGGCATAGTTGGACATTTTTAGATATATTACCATTATCATTCAGAGGAAATGCAAAGTACGATGCTATAGCGAAAGTTTATTTATCTGGTCGAGAAAATACACAAGATGGTGTTCTGGATAGTGGTGAACAAAGGAGAAATAATGATTTAATACGGGATTTAAATAGTATGACTGATTTTCCATTGAGACCTTTTGTTAGCGAAGAAAGTCAATTAATTGAATTTGCAAACGCAAGTAGTGTATCAGCACAATATTTCGCAAAATTAGTAGAACGTTTTGAAAAAGAAGTTGACGAAGTTGACGGTAATAAATTAAAACCTTTTGATATATCAGTAATAGAATTGGACCCAACTACGAAAAATTGTGCTGATCCAAAGAGTGGAAATAAAAATACCTTTTTATGTTTACCAGAAGTGAAAGCGAGACCAGGGGGTGGTAAAAGACGTAATAATAGACGAAAACTATCAAAAAACAAAAATAAAAAACAGAAGCTTCGTAAAACAAAAAGACGCCGAGGAAAAAAATAAGTGTATAATATATAAATATGGGTTGTGCTCTTGATTGCAAAAAATGTGCTGGAAAACCTTCCACTTCTGATAAATGGCGTTACACATTAATGACTACTGTTATCTTTTTGATTGTTGTAAATCCTATGACTTACAAATTGACCAACAAACTTTTTAGCAAATTTTTAGGATCTGTCGCAAGTCCTTCAAGTGGATGTCCAAGTACCATTGGTATCTTATTACACGCTGTAGTATTTACATTGTTACTGCGTTACGTAATGGACCTAAATATTTAAAAAGCATTATGCAAAGCGATATAAAAAGATTTCAATAATGTTAATTAACTAACTAACATTATGGAAAATAAAAGCGAAGATAATGAATTGGAGCCGTGTAGACGATGTAGAAAAACGTTTTATTATTATCAATTGAAATATGATGACGAATATTTAGAAGAACCCGTTTGCCGAGATTGTGCTGGATTTCGAAATTGCGAAAAATGTGGTAAAAAATGCGATATCAAATGCTTACTTATTGATAAAGACAATTATTTTGTTTGCAGAGGATGCGAAGACAGAGAAATAAAACCTTGCTGTAGATGCAAAGGAATATTTTTAGATTATGAACTTAATTATGTTTTAAATGGAAATTATGCTTGCGATACGTGCGAAGATATTATGGAAAAGGAATTTTTGGAACAAGGAGAAGATTACGACTTTTCTTCAGATTAGTTAAGGGGGTAAACCCCCTTATGATCCCCCGTTTGAGTGTATTTAAGGGGAATATCCACCCATTTGACACCTCATTATTAGGTAAACTCCACCCATTTGACACCTCATTATTAGGTAAACTCCACCCATTTGACACCTCATTATTAGGTAAACTCCACCCATTTGACACCTCATTATTAGGTAAACTCCACCCATTTGACACCTCATTATTAGGTAAACTCCACCCATTTGAGTGTATTTAAGGGGGTCATAGGGGGATATCCCCCTATAAAATTGATACAAAAGACATTATTATAAGTATTTATAAAGTAAATTTTATAAATAATTAATGAATTGCACGCAAAACGACGAAAAGTATGTTTCTCTCGCAATCGCAGAAGCAGAAAAATCTGATTTGCGTGCCCGATTAGGCTGCATTGCGGTTGTTTCTGGAAAGGTTGTAGCAAAAGGTTACAATCACTACAGAACATTCTCAAAAGATAAATTAATAGAAAAAACCTGTTCTTGTCATGCCGAAATAGATGTTTTGCGGAAATGTTTAAAGCAAAATAAAATGAAAAAAATAGCATTATATGTAGCAAGAGTTACACATAGTGGCGATTTAGTTTGTTCAGCACCCTGTAGTGAATGTGTAGATAAAATGCGCCAATTTAAGATAAAAACCCTTACTTATATAGATGAAAATGGTGTTACAGTAAAACAGAATTTTAACGATTATATTTCAAACTATCATACAAGTGGTTATATGGCTCTAGTGACGAAGCGGATAAAGTGCATATGACCTATCAGGGGAGGATTTCCTCTCAGTATGTTTCGGAGACCTTTATAGAATATTTTTTACATCGACAATTCAGATACAGAATTGGCTAAACGGGCTTTATGTACACGTGTATAAATTTTGTCGTACTTCATTAAAATAAAGTAGAAACCAAGAGGGAAAAAGAAATGCCAGACAACATGACCATAAACTGTGTATTTATTGCAAAACAGTTCGGAAATAATCCAACTAATACCACCGAGACTCGAAAGAGCTAAATATCTCACATATTCTTCTTTGTATTTATCACCAATCTTTCTAATTAAATAAAGAGATGGAAGCAGGTATCCGGCGAAAAAATAAGGAAATAGGACATCAAACTTAATGACTGTATTTCCTATCAAAAAGGCATACATATAAAACAAATTAGCAAAATGAAACATTTTTAAGTATTGTTTATTTTTATATCGAATATTTAAAAGCCCAACGATACCAAAATAATTTGCGAAGATCATTGAAATCTCATCTGCTTGTTTACCCACCCAAGAAAGATAGTAATGGTAATAAAAACTCGCAAATCCATTGAAAAATAGGGCATAGGCTACATTCGCAAAAGCTTCATTTTCTGGAAATCCCATTACAAGAGGCACAGTTGTTATAAAAAGAGAAGTATATGCATTATACATTTCTGGTCCTTTATCATTTTGTAAACGAGATTCGCAAAAATTATGCTTAAATTCAACAACATCGGTACTATTGCATTGTATAATTGATTGTGTTGTTATATTATTGGATACGGCAGAAAAAAAAAAGAGTGGTAATAATAATAATAATTGTGTATATAACATATTTTGTATATGTTATATAACGATTATATTTTAACTAATTTATTTTTGTAATTTAGCATCATTTGATTGATTATCCCAAGTTTCCATTAACGCCCCATTTGCGTAAATACCATATCTACGTTCGTCACCTTCTACTGAGAAATGATAAATAGTATGTGTTTTTGGTTCTGTTTCAGCTTCAAAAAGATTACAATAACCAGCACTTAAAATAACTTTATCATCAATCTTTGTATGAGGTTCATGTGAACGGCTTTCTTCAGTTACGTGTGTAGACCAATCATCGAGTAATATACCGTGACGTCCAGTGACTAATAAATCATCAGTCATTTCCTCTGTTTTCTTTAAACAGTACATTGTTTGTCTGTAATCTGGATTTAAGTTGAAAAGAAGGGTTGCCTTTCCAATTTTCAATATAGGTAATGCGCCGTGTTTATAAGTAACAACAAGATCACCTTCTTTTAATTCGGATATCAATACTTGTTCTTCTTTATCATCACGTAAACACAAAATCTTTGTAAATTCATCAAAACAAGGTGCAGCAGATAAAAGAAAATCTTCTATCATAATGGAGTGGGAAGAACAAAAATACTTAAATTCTTCACTGTTCCAACCATAATCTGTTGGTACTGTAAAAGATAATTCTTGTCCGTGAACAATTGAATTGGCGCTTGAACCGTTAGGTCCAGTAACGGTTCCTCCAGTTCCATCACTTGTTACTTCAATAGTAGAGGTATTTGTATTCCAGGTAGTTCCTACATTAAAAGGATGTTCGGTTCCACTGTCTGGCTCATCACGTATAAATCGATACGTCAATGTTCGTTGTAAAGGTAATTTTACAGTACCGGAATTAAGTGCTTCTCCATTTGATGTTGTACTAAATAGATAATAAGGGGCTGAGAAAGGACTGGAATTTTGACGAACACTATATGTAATAGGAGCTAATAAATCAAGTGGTGTTTTAGCATCATATCCAGAACGTAACGGATAAGCCTCTCCTTTATAATAATTAACATATTTATATCCAGCATCATCCAGAGCACCAATACACACTAAACTGAAGGGCATATCGACACCAGAACCTTCAACATAGGGGGTCATTAACTCTTTATCTAAATAAGGGTGAACAATACCATCAATTGTACGATTAGACATACCTTCTTCCCAATGTCTGTTAATATAAACATTATAGTCAGCACCAGGTTGCGCGCCAAGATCAGTTAAATCTTCTAGAGGAGGACCTAATAAATCTACAGTTGTACCACTGCTATTTGTATCAAAATAACCTTTATAATATTTTTTAGCATTAGTACCTGACCAATATCCTTTGGATGTAGTTCCATCATTATATATTGTTACGGGGACACCTGTTATTGATTGATTTAGTCCCGTAGGTCCAGCTTTATCTTCGATAAAATTACGATACGGTCCCCAGGTAGCTGCTATACCCATAATATGTCCTACTTCATGAACCATAACACGAATAAATCTATTTTGAACTACAGTTGCTCCGGTTCTTGGTAAATAAACCGGTTGATGAACACTTGAAGATCCATAATGATTTGACGATGAAGTCAAATAACTTGAATAACCAGATGTATTTGGGAGTGTAGCACCAAATAAGGTTACACCTGTCCATGCAAAACAGTTACCCCATTGTAATAGTGGTTTTAATACATTTGTAAAACCACTTTGAGTATAATAACTATTTGTTTCGCGTTTAGGTAAATAATACTTATCAGTATAAGCCCAAGCAATTGTGTTACCTTCTGTAGTACCCCATATTAATTGTACAAAAATTTTATTTTTTTTTCCATTAACATCATCATATCCTAACATATTGTCTACTAAAACGTCGTCCCAAATTTGAAAAATAGCTTCAATATCTGCAATAACATCTACAAGCTCACCATTCGGATTACCGTCTACTCTTAAACTTTCATCTTCTTCAAAATTAAACCAAGTACTTGGATCTGAAGCACTAAAATCAGCTGGTGCAACTTCCCAAATGTAATTATTATTACACCCTCTATACCAAGTCTTAGCGTTTATTACAGCTTGAGCGTTATCGTCGTCGCCACCAATAAATGTATTCATATTAGCATCACCAACATCACCTGTACTAACAACTGCATCTACAATATTAGAATCCGCATTCTCTAATTTTAACGCATCGATTGCTCTTTTCTCTTTATTATATTTGATAATATTATCTAGTTCATTTGGTTTCAAGCATGTTAGGCAGCCACATGGTTCATTCTCTTTAGATTCACTCATCTATATAGTCAATTCTTATAATATAATATACAAAAAATTATATTATCAAAGAAAGGGTTTAAATCCTATATAATTTATATTATCATACATTATTAATGTCTGAAAAAGAAGAAGTATCTAAATTTACAGAAGAATTTCGTTCTTCTGTTACCGATTTTGCTAAAGATTTAGTAACAACTTTTCCTGAATATGCGAAATTTTTATCAAAATGGACACAAACCGAAACAACTGATGAAGAATTTCAAAAATTGTTCGAATATTGTTTAAAAGTATATCCTGAACGTTTTTTTGATATTTTAAATCAAGATGTTTCTCTTTTTTCTGAAGAAAGTACATTAAATGTTACTTTTTTCCCAGGTCTAAATTTTAAAACAATTTATAATTGTGAAGGAGTTAGTGATAAAACGCGTGAAACTATTTGGAAATATTTGCAAGTTATTTTACTTATTTTAGTAAAATCAATGCAAGAAAAAATGAATTTTGGTGAAGCAATGGATATTTTTAATAAAATCGATGTTTCAGAACTACAAGGGCAATTAGAAAACGCAATGAGTAATATTTCAAAGTTTTTTGAAGATTTTGAAAGTGAAGAAACACAAGAAGCGGGGTCTAATACAGAACAAAGCACAGAAAATAGTGAATCACAAGAACCGACCGGAGAAGAACCAAGAAAACGTAATATACCGAACATGGATGATATCCGTGATAATTTACAGTTTTTATTTAATGGAAAAATTGGTAAATTGGCCAAAGAGTTAGCCGATGATATGGGAAATGATTTAGCCGCATCATTTGGTGGAGATTTAGACAATGTGAATTCTACTGCCGATGTTTTATCCGCCTTGATGAAAAACCCAGAAAAGATGGGTAATGTAGTAAAAACTGTAAAAGATAAATTAGCAAATAAGATGGAATCCGGTGATATTACAAAGGATGAATTAGTTAAGGAAGCGTCTGAAATGATGACCAAGATGCAGGGACTAGGTGAAAACTTAGGAGGAATGGGTGGACTAGGAGGAATGGCAGGAATGGCTGGAATGGGAGACTTATTTAAAGATATGGCTAAATCGATGGGTGTGAATATTCCAAAGGGAGCACGTATTAATACAGGTGCTATGAAAGAAGCCGAAAAACGCGCTTCATTAAAGGAACGTTTGAAAGCACGAGCACTTGCTAAAAAACAAGGAGAAGTAGTAAAACAATTAGAAGCAGAAGCAGTTCGTATTCAACGTGAAAAGGAATATCAAAAATTTTTGCAAGAGAACCCTGATTTTGAAAAAAGTATTTTTTCACTAGATGGAGATAAACAAGAAAAATCAGCAGCAAGAGATCCGAATGTACTATCTGCTAGTCAAAAAAAACGAATGAAAAAGAAAGCTCGTAAAGAACGTGAAACAGCTAAAAAGGAAGAACCTAAGGAAGCTTGTTAAACGGTAATTTTTTATAAATAAATAGTATCCTAGTTATTTATAGAAAGATGTTTAAAATATCGAAATATGTGAATATACCTGTTTTTATAATAAGTTTTGCGATTGGACTTTTAGTTGTTTACATGATAACGGAAGACAATCGTATTATTCATATTTATCCAACTCCAGAAAATCAAGAACTATTATTATACCGTGATAAAGCTCATCAATGTTTTACTTTTGAAAACAAAGAGATACCTTGTCCTACAAATCCCTTAGATATTTCTAAAATACCTGTACAAGGATAAGTTTAGGGATTGAATTATTCTTATAAATTCTGGTAAGTGTAAAAATACAAGGTATATATATAAAATGAATTTCAAACGTCTATTACATTCTTCTTTAGGAAAAATTATAATATCGATTTTAATTGGATTAGGATTAGCTACTTTATTCAGAAAAGTATGTAATGATAAAAATTGTTTAACATTTAAAGGGCCTATTTTAGGTGATATTGATGGAAAAATATACAAGCACGGTGAAAAATGTTTTAGTTATAACGCCGTTTCTACTCAATGTGATAAAAACAAACAAACAATTGATATTTCTTAAGGGAACCAATGTTCCCTTAAAAACCCTCCTTAATAGTTCTAAAAAACAAATAAGGGGGATCATAAGGGGGAGTTATCCCCCTTAAAAAAAATGCGATTAATAATATTACATTTAATATGCAATATTATATAGTTTCGATGTCTACTTCAACCACTATGATAGCTGAATTACCAGGAACAAACAGTACTTCTGCACCGGTAAATATTCAACGACAAACATCACAAATACCACAAATGCCTCATCAAAACCAAATATCAACGCAGCAAATAAGCAATGAATTTTATGGAAATATATCAGCTCAGCCACAATTTCCACCTCAACAGCAACAATCGATTACAGGAGATGATAGTTTAAATTATCAGCCAATAAATGTACATCCAAATCCATATGGTACACCTATTGTTACACCAGATGGTGTTCCAATGCCTGAACCCTCTCCACAACGAAACCAACAACCAGTTTCACAGCAAAATTATACGGTTGATAATGTACCTCATCAAACATTACCATCAAGAGATATTCCACAAAACGCATTGGAATATCAACAAGACGAAGAGATACAACCAAATCATATTCCAAGTATTAAACTAACATCAGATTACATAAAAGATTATGAAAAAGTGAATAATGAGGAATTACGTATGCATCGAGAAAAAAAATACCGACAAGAAACAGCACAAGAAAAGATAAGTGAATTTCAAATACCAATATTAGTAGGCATTATGTATTTTATATTTCAAATCCCTATTATAAATACTTGGATGAGAAAATACCTAGCATTTGCTAATTTACACACAGAAGATGGTAATTTCAGAGTTTCGGGATTAATATTCAAAAGTCTATTATTCGGTGCACTATATTATTTAATGCAATCCGTTTGGATAAAATTAAGTAATATTTAATATATCAATCCAATTAATTGTTCTTCTTTCTTAATATAGTGCAATTTATTTAGTTTACGTAAATGGTTAAATCCATCATCAATCAATAGATTAATCGTATTATCATTATCTTCTTCTTTATATAATTTATAACGAAAACGAAAATTATCCATAATATAAGCACCAATATTCCTTTTTGTTTTACTTTTCATCATTTTATTGAAATGAAGATTTTGACGTCGTGCAAGGTTATCATCATTCCATTTTCCCAACGAATATCCCAAATCATTACAGACTCTTAATTTGGCTCTATATAGGGAAATAACGGTTCTTCTATTATATGTATTCATTTTTTTATCGTTTATTATTTAAAATATAAACGATAAATTATTCAATTTTATCTATATACCAGTGAACATTTAAAATGGGACATTTTAATTATTTTAGGATTTAAAACGAGATAATAATCCTCTAAGTCCTTTTGCTTCCTTTTCGGGTGTTTTTTTCTTTGTTTTATTTTTCTTGGACTTTTTGGGTTCTTTTTTTGTTTTTTCTTCTCCAGGTGAGTATTTTAAAAAGAATGTTTCAAAATCCTTAGACTTTCGATCTTTTTTGAGTTCTAAAAACTTGGTCGTTTTTTTAGCACGAATGTTTTCCATTGTTTCTTGATGTCCAATACACTTTGGTCCAAAACGTTTTAATACGCCATTTTGTGAAAGACGATTGCGTTGTTCTAATTCAAATAAGTACTTCGCCATGCATAAAATACGATCATAAAAGTAATATTCAGTGCTTACAAATAAAAATGCTAGGTAAAAACTCATAATGGTGTCGATAGAAGCTACATTAATTTCAGAGTTTTTAATTTGAATAGTATTATAATTATGACAAGCAATCGGTTCATAAATAAAACCAAGGATTTCGTTTTTATAGCGAATTTCAACGTGCTTAGGTATGATTTCACCAATAGGTTTGTGATGAATCAATTTAACATTTTTAATACCTTCATCATTTAAACGTTCGATAATAACAGTAGCACATTCTTCTGGTTTTTCGTGTAAAACATCAAAATCAGGTATTTTTTCTACAAATGATTTCCCTTTCTTGGACATTTGTCTAGAATATAAGCTAGCAGCATATCCTCCAAAGAATACGACACCTTGATCTACAAAGGTATCGCGCATGATTGTATAAATATTTTCGGATTTAGTCGAATCTTCCATTCTCCTAAGAAAATCCACCTTAGAACAGTCGTAGTTAATTTTCATTGGGTGATATTTATTTAAAAGATTCAGCCTTTTTAATACTTTCTCCCACCGACTTGTATCACCTGCCGGTCTTGATAATTCTAAATACATGCCCATACGTAAAAAATTAGCAGGAACGTATTTAATTCCAGAAACAGATATAGCTTCCTTGGACAATGAATCAAACAATTCTTTATGAAGAGAAGTAATATCGGCCATAGGAATGAAATTTACAAAGACTTTAAACGTGCCTTCGTGAACACCTGATTTTGCTTCTACATGTTCGTACCCGGCATCATGATAGATATCAGCCAATTCTTTTGCATGAGTTAAAGCATCATGAGAATAAAAATCGTAGTCAGGAACTTCGTATTCTTTATTATAGAATTGTGCGTATTTGGGTAAAATATTATTGATTGCAGTTCCACCGTAACACAATAATTTTTTTTTCTTTAAAAATTCTTCTACAATTTCGATCATCTCTTTTATCTCATCACTACTAGCAATTTTTTGTCCAGCCAATTTTTCATTTGTATCGACCGCTTGACGTAAAATAGCCAATTCGCATTCTTGAAATGTCATCCTATCAGAACATTCACTGGGACGATATTTTTGTTTTCTAGATTTTTTAGTTTTACTCATTTATATTATATATGGAAAAAGTTATATAATATAATAATTATTCGTATTCACGAATAACCGTTTCTAATCTTACGTAAGCACTACGATTTGTTTTAAAAATATCTTCATAACCTCGTAAATTAGAATCTTTTACATAAAATGCTTGTGCTACTGCTTGTGTACCATAATTTTTAATTAAATACATAGCGTCAGAATTATTGGATTTATTGAAAAATCCAAGATCGGGAAAAACAATCCTAAATAGATAAACAGAAGGATCTGGTGGATTAATTGGTTGAAAAGTTAATTCCCGTTGTTGGTATGTTCGGATACTTTGACTATTACTTTCCATATTAACTTGATCTGCTAAACCATAACATTCTACTTGATCTGGTGAGCATGTTGAATAATTTTGATAACCAGGCGAAGAATGTTTATCTACCATTACTACAACTTTACCAAGCATAGTTGTTAATTGTGAATCGAGAGTTAAAGGGGCTGCTTTACCCGAACCATCTAATATCATCTTTTGTCCAAGACCACTCTTAATTAATTTCGCAATTTTGGTGTATCCATTCGGGTCAAGTGTTTTTATACGTAAATGTACAAAAAGAGGATCTTTTGGGTTAGGTGATGTATCTGTAAATGCATTCGACATAATAGTTGAGAAAACACCTGCTAAAGAAACAGCCGGGTATTCAGAGGTAAATGTTTCTAAAGATTGTCTATTGGTAGAATAGGCAACAATAGGAATTCCGTCCTTAACATAGACTTCAAAGTCCAAGAACCGACAACCACGCGAAAGTAAATATTTTATCATATTTAAATTCATAAATTTTCCAGTATAGGCACTATTTGATGATGCCTTAATACAATAATTACGGATAGCATTATCATTTGAAGCATCAAACCCTGCATTTAAAATACCGGAACCGTTTAAAGAGTCTTCCACACTATTTAATTCGGCCCTTTGAACAGCATTTGGAGTATCATTAAATGCGGGTGGAGCTGTAGAAGGTTTAGTATCTCTTCCATCTATAATTGTTTTGTAAATATAATAGCCTGTAATGATTAAAAGGCCAATAATTAAAATATAATCTATCATACTTTTAAGTAATTCATTATCGAAAAATCCAGCCATAGTGATATATAAAAAGCAGATAAAGTAATTAAAGAAACAAAAAATATAGATAGTTATTATATACTATAATTAAAAATGCCTGGTGGTCTATTAAATATAATTTCTGTGGGCAATGCGAATTTGATTTTAACAGGAAACCCAAGTAAAACCTTTTTTAAAGTAACATATTCAAAATACACCAATTTTGGATTACAAAAATTTCGTCTAGATTATGATGGATTGCGTGAATTAAGACTTACAGAATCCTCTAAATTTACTTTTAAGATAAAACGATATGCTGACCTTTTAATGGATACTTATATAGCAGTAAATATACCTGATATATGGAGTCCCGTATGGCCTGCGACTGCGAATACAAACAACACAGTTTCCCCATATGAATTTAAATGGATTGAAAATTTAGGTGCACAGATGATTGAAGAAATAGAAATTATCTGCGGTTCACAAACACTTCAAAGATATTCTGGACAATATTTACATTCGATGGTACAGCGAGATTTTACAGAAGAAAAAAAACATTTATTCGACAAAATGACGGGACATACACCAGATTTAAATAATCCTTCCAATAATCCTTATCGTGTATTTACGACTCCACATCAACCGAATAAATATCCGAATGCGATTTATACTACAAATGCATCTGGTGCAGAACCATCGATACGTGGAAGAACAGTTTATGTACCATTAAATACATGGTTTACACTAGATAGTCGTTGTGCATTTCCACTAGTAGCTTTACAATACCAAGAATTAACTATTAATGTTACATTGAGACCGATGCAACAATTATTCCAGGTACGTGATGTATTTAACCACGAAGATAATTTCCCCTATATTGGAATACGTCCAGGAGAAGATCAGTTTCAAATGTATCGATTTTTACAAACACCTCCTTCTTACGATATCTCATCTAGTAATTATCAAAATAAAACAAATTCTTGGGATGCGGATGTACATTTATTGGCTACTTATTGCTTTTTATCAGAAGAAGAAAAAACCACGTTCGCCGCACAAGATCAAGCTTATCTCATTAAAGAAATACACGAATATGATTTTTTGAATGTAGTCGGTTCACAGCGTGTAAAATTACAGTCTGTTTCAGGTATGGTTTCGGGATGGATGTGGTTTTTCTCTAGAAATGATGCATTTTTAAGAAATGAATGGACTAATTATACAAATTGGGCTTACAAAAACAATATTCCATCAAATATATCACTTGATACCATATTAAATGTATATAAAAGTGGAGACTTTAGTGCATATAATAGAAGACATATTTTAGAAACATTAGGAATAGTATTTGGTGGTGATTATCGTGAAGTATCCATGCCTCACGGTATATATGATTATATTGAAAAATACACAAAAACCCAAGGATTTGCAGAAGAGGGTTTGTATTGTTATAATTTTTCTTTAAACACAAGCCCGTTTGAATATCAGCCATCGGGTGCAGTCAATACAGGACGATTTAAAACGATTGAATTAGATTTTACCACATATAAACCACCGATTGATGTAGACGGATCTACTGTAAATATTGATTGTGACGATAATGGTATTCCAGTTGATGTTAGTTCTAAACCCGCTTGGGCTTTGTATGTATATAATTACAATTTACACGTAATGGAAGAACGTTATAATATAATTTCATTTGTAAATGGTAATTGTGGATTAATGTATGCTAGGTAAATGGCTGGGTTATTTATCATATTCTATTATATACAAATTATACAATAGAATATGAGCAAATGGAATAAAAATTGGTCTAATGAAAAAAATACACGAGAATTAAAAGTGGCCGAAACAGATAATACCAATGGCGAAATTCAAGTGATTAAACAAAAAATGCGAACTATACGTAAAAAACGAGAAAATCCAAAAAATATACCTCTGTTTGAAGATATTTATCAACGACCACAACCTTCTATTATTGAAGGTATGCAAGGAAATGATTTAGAAAATAATTCAAACGATCTTGGAGAAAAATTAATGAATTTATCAAATAAAACTGGGTCGGGGACTAAAAATGCTGCGAAAGATGCGAATGATTCTGAAACAGGACAATCCATACGCGAGGAAGTAAAGGAAACCACGCAAAAAATAGGACGAAGATGGACAAATGCCATGAATACGAAAAATTTTACAGATCCTATAGCCAATTTAGAAAATAATTTAAGTACAAGTATAGATAATTTAAGCAATCTACAAAATTTAGCTGATTTGGGTAGTACATTAAATGATATTGATATAGTAAATGCTAACGAATTTGCAAGTACAGCAGATAATATTAAAGATACGTTTAAAATCGATAAAAAAGGAATTGAGAAAGTGATGAATGAAGTAACCGGATCAATGAAATCTCTTTCTATGGTTTTTTCTGGTATATTTGCGATGTTAGCACAAAGAGTACAACAATTTAAAATTTATATTCAACTATTTATTTTACGGATTAATAAATATATTGATGATACATTAACTAAAATAGCAAATGCATTAACACAAAATACTGCTACAGAAAAAGAAATTGAAATATTTAAAGATCAAGCACAAAAATTTACAACAATGACGTTGGTTTGGTATTTTGTTTATAACTGGTACTATATAATATTTTTTATTGAAAAGGAAGATGGGATTTTATATGAATTCGACACCAATCAATTGAAAAGTTATAATACTTATCTTTATGGGGCATTTGGACCAGCTTGTCGAGTATTAGAATCATTTAATTGGACAATATTAAAACTGGGTGTATTGAAAAAATATATACCAACGCCAATTATCATGATTATAATGTTTTTTGTTTTTTATATTTTAGTAAGTAATAACTTTCAGAGTTCAATATTAATAAATCTGTTTAACGCTATGCGAGGAAAATTCTCAATGTCTATCTTATCTCTTATATCTATCTTTATTGTTACGCGTTATAGTATTGGTTGGTTTTTTGGTTCACAAACAAAAGGAGATATTGAAATGGCTACAATGGTAAGTAAACAGCAAACCATTTTTTCGATATGTTTCTTTTTAGTTCTTTTTTGTGTAAGCTTACTTTGCTATACTATGTGGACAATTACTGTAAATATACCATTAGCAATGTTTTTTATATCTGCTTATTTGTCTCTCTATACATTCTTTGGAGTACTCTTTTATGAAGGCGTTAATGCTGGAATGATAATAACTGGTATTACAAATTCAATAGATATTATTGAACCAGATTTAACTGTGGATGGATGTGCTCCTCAAGATGTTCGTATGGGAACATGGGTATGGTGGAAAGGATTGATACCAAGATTTATTAATTTATTAAAAGGGATTGTTAATTTTGCCTCTATTAATATGTTTGAAATATTAATATTTTTAATGTTACTTGGAGGAATCGGTTTATACAAAAAAGAATGGAATACTGCAATTGAAGGAAAAGTGGGTCTAGGTAATAATGACGGCGGATTAATGTCTCCGGATGGATTGAAAAATATGTTTAAACAACTATTTGTTTGGTTGGTTATTATTAACATTTTATTAATTTTTATACTAGGTAAATTTTTATATGATAAATATATTTTAATGAGTGAAATGGGACAAACCACTGGAAAAAAAGGAAAAAGTATTGAAGCTGATCAAACAACTCGTTCTTTAATTGCTTCTAGAAATCCTACAATGCATTCTTCTGAAACAAAATTAAATAGACGTGCTTTGGATAGAATGGATAAGATAAACAAAGACCGTTTAGATAAAGAGAATGAAGAGACAGAGGAAGAAAACCAAGATGAAACCCCACAAGAAAACTCACAAGAAAACTCACAAGAAAACCCACAAGAAAACTCACAAGAAAACCCACAAGAAAAACAAGAAGAAAAACAACAAGAAAACTCACAAGAAAACTCACAAGAAAACCCACAAGAAAAACAAGAAGAAAAACAACAAGAAAAACAAGAAGAAACACCAGAAGAAAAAACCTGATACAATAAAATTGATTGAAAAATAATACCATTTGGTTTTAATTAAAACCAAACGATATGAATAGTACCGAAACCGCTTTTACTTTTGCGAATAATCAATCCGATACATTTTCACAGATATGCGGAGAGATTCGTGAAAAAATAGATATTCTCGATGATCATAATTTTGAGGATTTTGAACAAGATATGTATAATTTGAGTATTGTCTTTTATGATAGTTGGATTCCGTATATAAATTTCGAGGAAAACCGAATGTCTGTTACAATTGATAAAACAAAATTTGTAAATGAAATTCGCCTATTGTATAATACATTTTATCTTCTATACGGAAACAAAAAAATGATGGACGAAATTGAACAAATGCTGCAAGAAGAACCTGATTCAATAAATGATGTAAATGAGTATCTAGAATTTGTTGAACTTTTACGTGCTTTTGAAAATTATAGTGAAAACGATATTGATAATCCAGAATCAATTTATACCGAAAAAATAAAAAAAGTCAAAGAATATATTGAAAAAAAAAATAGAGAAATGAAAGAATTAAATGAGACAATGACTAGTTTTGTTGATAAATTAGAACAACTTAGCCAAACTATTGGGAATATCACTAATAAATAGTAAAGTATTTATTTTATTAAACTATAATATTTGTATCATTATATTTTTTGTTAGCATTTACGTGTTATGTTTTATTACTAATACTACTAAAAATATAAATTATAATATTTTTATTACGGTTATAACGAATAACAATTGTATCATTATATTTTTTGTTAGCATTTACGTGTTATGTTTTATTACTAATACTACTAAAACATAAATTATAATATTTTTATTACTGTTATAACGAATAACAATTGTATCATTAAATTTTTTGTTAGCATTTGAGTGTGTTATTTTAATAATAATTATGATATACTAGTTGTTTAGTAATATTATCGATTCACTATGATATGTTTATATAATGAAATATATGAATCAACTTTGTTTGCATATTAATGGTATTATTATTATTAGAGTTATAATTTCTGTGAAAAAAATATTCTATTATTAACGTATAATACAATGGTATTCATTCCAAACAACCGAAATGAACTTAAAACGGCAGTTGATGCCTTTTTCGGACAAAGTCCTACTCTTACTTCAGCTAGTACTGTTCCTTCTGGACAAGGAAGCGGTACATACGGAGTTATCAATACCTGGGATACCAGCAATGTTACAGCAATGAACAATTTATTTTTAAATATGACTAGTTTTAACGAAGATATTGGAGATTGGGATGTATGTGAAGTGACCAATTTTACAGGAATGTTCAATGGTGCATCTTCATTCAACAGATATATTGGTGATTGGTGTCCATCTGGACACTGTTTTGATACAGTTAATAGTATGCACGCAATGTTTAAAAGCGCTACATCATTCGATCAAGATATTTCTCAATGGAACGTCAGCAATATAGATAATTATTCAGAAATGTTCATCGGTGCTACTGCATTTAACGAGGATCTTCGTCCTTGGGGTAACCAAGGCACTGGTCCTAAAAGTACAGCTACTTATGCTGATATGTTCACTGGTGCTACTGCGTTTATATCACTATATGGACCTGATGGATTTAATCTCAATTATTTTGGTACAACTCCTACTTATTTATTCTTTGATGTAAGCAATACTTGCTTTCCTGCTGGTACTCTTGTTTCTTTAGATCAAGGAGACGTTGAAATTCAAAAAATCGATATCCACAAACATACATTAAATGGAGACTCTATTATTGCCGTTGTTAGAACAACACCTTCAACTAAAAGTGTAATACGTTTTGAAAAGGATGTATTCGCACCTAATTGCCCTAGTCAAGCATTTGAATGTAGTAAGAATCACGAAATTATAGCACCTTCAGGACAACGTCAAACTGCTCACCAATGGGCTGAATGGGCAAAAGAGGAATTTAACGGAGAAAAAATTACCTTGGTACCAAATACATATCAAGATTTATATAACGTTTTATTAAAAACTCACCAAACAATGGTTGTTTATAATCTAGAGGTAGAAACATTACACCCAGGTAGACAAGTTGCACACAAAGCTATTTCTAGAAAACAACAAGAAGACGCCAAAGAAGGTAAGGAATTAAATGTTATCGTATAAATGAATGATATCTTTACATAAAAACAACATAAAATAAACATTATTATATTAAATAATGTCTATTGAAAAGCCCTTTGTATCTGTATGCACACCTACATTTAATCGTAGACCTTTTATAGAAATGATGTTCCAATGTTTTCGAAATCAAACTTACCCAAAAGAACGAATGGAATGGATTATTGTAGATGATGGAACCGATAAGATACGAGATCTTGTGGAAAAATCTGGAATTTCACAAATAAAATATGTTTCTGTGCAAGAAAAAATGGTATTAGGTGCAAAACGCAACCTTATGCATAAAAAGACCAAGGGTGATATTTTGGTCTATATGGACGATGATGATTACTATCCACCTGAGCGTATACAGCACGCAGTAGAAACTCTATTGTCGAATCCACACGCATTATGCGCAGGATCAAGCGAAATATATATTTATTACAAACATATAGACAAAATGTTTCAAAGTGGTCCATTTGGTCCAACACACGCAACTGCTGGAACATTCGCATTTCGAAAAGAGTTGTTAGAATATACGAGTTATGATGAAAAAGCATCATTAGCAGAAGAACGATCTTTCCTTAAAGAATATACGATTCCATTTGTTCAACTCAATCCAATAAAAACAATATTAGTTTTTTCGCATAATCACAATACATTTGATAAAAAAAATATGTTGGAAAGTAAACACGCACAATATTTCACAGAAAGTCCGAGAACAGTCCAAGATTTTATTAAGTCAAATGATGAACAATCAATTATACAGTTTTTTATGAAGGATATTGATGAAATGCTAAAAAACTACCAACCTGGATTACCGGAAAACAAACCAGATGTTTTAAAACAAATGAAAGAAATAGACGAAGAACGAAAAAACCAAGAAAATAGACATTCGAATGGGTTTCGAATTATGGTAGAAACCCCTGGTAAAGAAAAACGTCCAATGAATCCAGATGAAATAGTATATACACTTTCAAAGCAACAAGAAGAAATCAAACGTTTAATGGGACGTGTCCAAGAATTACAAGGTTTATTAGTAGAATCGCAAAAAATAATACAACATTTGCGTTAATTAACCGTTTTATAAGGTTTTTCACGCAACCAAACATTTGCGATGTATTTATGCCCCGTTTTTACAGGTTTTCCTGCGTGTAAAGACAATGGATGACATTTATCACCATTTTTTTGGAGTGAATAAAAAAGAAGCGCATTTCCTTTTTTTGGCGCAAATTCCTGTTTTAAGTTAGGGAATTCTGTAGTACCACCAGTAAAATCGTCATTTAAATAAATAATCATGGTTACTACACGTTGTCCACCGTTTTTTTCAAATTCTACACATTCTTTTTTATCATCACAAGAAGCATCAAAATGTTTGCTATAAAACCCGTTGGGGGCATATTTCACGAGTTGAATTTTTTCTGCATGTTCAAATGGTATTTTGGTAATAGTACATACTTTTTGAATAATAGTAGAGACAACTTCATCATTTTTTGGTAACCAAGCTGTTTCACTTTTTCGAACATTTTCACTGAACCCGCTTACAAGTTTGCTTTCTCTAAATTTAGGTTCTGCTAATTTTAGAATATGATTAATTTCGTTATCTGATACGAAATTCTCGTATATTTGTGGTAAAATATACTCTTCGGTGATGTCACTATATCCGCGTCCTTTATATTGCGGTTGACTATAATAAAAAGTGATAATGGATATAATAGATAGTAATAAACAGATAATAACAATATAATAAAAATCGATTTTCATATATTATATAAAAATAAATTATATCGCGTCATTTCCTGTAAATAATTGCATTGTTTTTTCAAGAATAACAAATGATATAATTGAATGTGGAAAACTTTTACAAATACTTGCGAGTAATCCACGATTAAAAAGATTGAAGCCTTCTGTTTTAAAGGAACGTTTTGCTAATTGTAAAATACTTTTGGGCTTATCTTTTTGCGCACGGGCTTTAATAACATCAATCGGATTACTAATAATGATAGCAGTAATTGTACTAATTGCTGCAGAGGAAAAATGCAATGTAGTTGTACCCTTTAAAGTAGGATACAATTCCTGTATTTTTTCTTTACTTTGTGAATAGAGAGGTAGTCGTGTTCCATTATAAACTGCTGAACGCAGAATAGCTAGTTTATATCCATTAAAAAATCCTGAAATACCATTTTCTGTATAGACATTTTTTGCGTATGTTAAAAACGATAATTTTGGTTTATCAGGCTGTATAGAGCGAATTAATAATACTTCACTTGGATTTCCAGTAAATCCACTAATAGCACCAGATGTTATTCCATACATTAATTTTTCTTTATATGTTGGCTCTGTTTTCAAGTGTTTTTTATGTATATTATTAAATTCTGTGAATAAAAAAACATTAGGTACTGAATATGTAACTTGTCGTAACAGACCAATACTATAACCACGATATAAGCTAGAAAAATTATATTGAGGTTTAATATTAATTTGTCGAGATATTTTTAATATATCAAATGGGTGTACAATAGTTGTGGCTATGAATGATGATATTGTACCACAAAGTAATCGTTGATTTACTTTATTATCCATTCAATATAATATTGTACATTATATTGAACACAAAAAATATTATTAGTTTAAAAATTTATGCATGGGTATTAGGTGAAATAATGAGATACCATCATCATATATTTGAAAATCTGTATTAGAGACTGTATATCCATTTTTTTGAAAAAAACATCTCAAATTACAATTTACTGGTTCATGGGCAAGAAGTATAGTTTTTTCTATGTTATGGTTTTTTAAGAGATTTTCGGTATATTGGAGCAATTTACTACCATTATCATAATTACGAAATTTTGGGTCTATATATAAATTATTAATACTGGCTTCTTTACTATTAATAATACTATACGTTGAGTTGCCGATTATATCATAAGTACTATTCATAAGAACTATTTTTGGAGACTTTGTAAAAATATTTTTTATTTTAAAACGTAACAACATACAATAAGATTATCTAACAATTTTTACGAAAATTATTCGTCGATAACAGTTGTTTTAAAAAGCATTCCAGTCACTAAGTAGGGGTCGCAATTAGAACCAGGACGACGATCCTCAAAATAACCCTTTTTTTCTTTGAGTGTATCATTACCAATACGAATAGAACGTCCTCTATGTGCAATACCTACAGAGAATGTATGGTAACTAGCGGTTTCGTGTTCACCGCTCATACGTTGGTCATTGTCCTCACCATAGACATCCATATGGTCTTTATGTTTTTTTGATAATTTTTCGACAGCTTCGTTGATAAATTCAATTCCTTCTTTACTATCTGTACCATTACGCATTTCTTCTGTACTATAATTTGCGTGACATCCTGAACCATTCCAATCACCTTTTAATGGTTTGGGTGAAAGGTCTACTTTAACGTTGTATTTTTCAGCAATACGAAGTAATAAATAACGTGCAACCCATAATTGGTCTCCTTCATCAATTCCAACACATGGACCTATTTGAAATTCCCATTGTCCCGGTGCAACTTCCGCATTTACACCACTTATTTGAATTCCCGCATAAATGCAGGCATTTAAATGTTCTTCAACAATTTCTCTTCCAAATGCATTTTCTGCACCAGCACTACAGTAAAATTGACCCTGTTTTAATGAACCGTCAAACCCTAAGGGTAAGTTTGTTACTGGATCAATTAAAAAATATTCCTGTTCTAGACCAAACCACGGTATAGATTCTTTATTTTTTTCAAATAATTCGTTCGCCCAGTGACGATGACTATTCTCTAAATAAGTTCCATCTGGGCGTTGAGTTTCGCAAAGTACTATTTTATTTGGATCTCCTCGAAAAGTATCTCTATAAATAGCTCTCGGGATCAACATTACCTCTGAATCAATACCTTCCGCTTGATTGGTTGAGCTTCCGTCAAAATTCCAAATAGGCAACTCCGAGACATTTTTCACTTCTTTATCAAAAACCTTTGTTTTTGATCTTAAATGATTATTACCATCGATCCAAACATACTCCAAAACACAACGGTGATATCCCATAGTGTATATTGTATTATTAGGTTATTCTTTAACTTAATAATAGTAAATTATACTTCTTCTTCAATTAATGCATCTTTTTTAACATTTTTATCTAGATAACGATACATTCTTTTAATATCTAATTTTGAAATATCATATCCTTCAAATAAATTTTCCATGTAAGTAATATTATATTGATTGGTTAGAAAATCAATTTCTTCAACATTTGATAGATTAATACGTAATTCTTGAAAAAAAGCTAAAACATCTTTTTTATCCATATTTAATTCAAGACACAAATTATTAATAAAAATTTGGTTATTATATTCAGTTGAATATTTGGTTAATACTTTTGTAAATCGTATATCTTCGTGTGAAACATTTCTAACTTCTTTTAAATTTTCGTGCAAAATTTTATTATTATGAAACGTTTTTATTAAAGAACTAATTTCATTAAAAATCCATATTTGATTTTGAAATGTAATACGATCTATGTAATCGGCAAAGCAAATATTTTTTAATAATTTAATATAAAACAGAATTTGATCTTTTTTTGGAATATGAGCAATAATATCAATAATGTTTTCATGCCATAGTAATGCGATAATGGTTCTATCAGTATCATTCATTCTAATATTATGATCTTTAAATGGGATATATTTATTAAATAAAGTAGCTGTTAATCGTTTTGAATCTTCATTAAACGATTTTGTTTGAAATATATCTTTTATTATGTCTTCGCTCAATAAATGTGATTTATTTTCGTACAATTCTGCTGTAAAATTTAATTTTCGAATGTCTCCTTGAATATAATTAATGAGTAAATCTTTGTTTACCATCATTTGTTTTTTTGGAATAAGTCTATTTAACAGTGTTTCTATTTGTCGTGTCGTAGGCGTTTTTAATTCAAAAGTATAACACACTTTCATTAATTCACGTATTTTTTTATCCATATAATAATTACCAATGCATATGATTGGGTTTAACGTCATACTTTCTAATTTTTGTTTTTGTGTCTTTTTTTGGCGGATCAATTTAATAAGGGAATTAATTCCTCCTTTGTCTCCATTATTCATTCCATCTATTTCATCCATAACAATCGCTATTTTTCTTTCTCTGCCCGCCATCATATCTAATACATTTCTGTTTGAAATATTATTACTAGTGATATTATCAATCAAAGATTTATTACGTATATCACCGGCGTCATATTTAATAACATCATAATTTAATTGTTTTAATAAGTTAACAACAAAAAAAGTTTTACCACATCCAGGTGATCCATAGATGTAGATACCCTTTTTAAATTGAATATCTGTACAACGTTTATCAAATGATTGAAGAATAGTTGTAATTTCATTTACAATTTGTGTACGATTTAAAATTTCTGAATAGTCAAAACAATTTTGTTGTTGTTTTTTATCAGTAGCCAATTGATTCATATATTAAAACGATCTTTTATTTTAAGCACTTTTTTTAATACCAATTATTTTACGAATTGGTATTAATTAACAATTATTTATGTAAATTGAGAGAAATCATTTGTAATAGGCATAAAATTAGAGCCTCCGCGAGGGCAAGATTGAGGATAACTATAACCCATATTAGGTTGCATAGGATAGCCTTGTTGCATAGGATAACCTTGTTGTTGCATATAACCAGGCTGCATATAACCTTGTTGCATCATTTGTTGTTGCATCATTTGTTGTTGCATAGGATTATTTTGTAGCATTCCTTGTTGATTCATCATTTGTTGTTGTTGTTGTTGAGATAATTCCATAATACCAGAACCAGTACTCTTTAATAAATCTGCAGAAGTATCAATAACATTATTACCAATACCGGCTGCATCTGATGAAACACCTTGAATTAAATCTGAAGCGCCAGTACCTAATCCAGAAACACCTTCACCTAATCCTTTTCCAAGTCCACCTACACCTTCACCTATTCCAGAAGCAATATCACCAACAATATCTGTAGCTCCTCCTACTGTAGTTTTCAATGCATCACCTGCAGTATCAAGTGTTTTATCTAAAGCACCTGTAGCGCTATCTAATCCTTTTTCAACAACATCACCTGTTTCGGTAATACCTGTATTTGCTACCCCGGCAACGTCACCTACTGCAGAAGTTATAGTATTTCCTACATCTGTACCAACACTACCAAATGTGGCTGGAGATGCACCCAACACTCCGATTTCATTCTCATATTTTTTACCTGTACAATCTACAATTTCACCATTACTATTAATAGAAAGATTACATGAAGCAGGAGTAATATTAGGACAAGGAGGACACCCTGGACATACAGGAGGTACAATTTCGGATTTTCTTATATAATCTGAACTATTAGATACGTTATTATCACTAGGACAAATATAACTTGGTTTTGCTTTATATTGACTATTACAGGATTCATTTGCTGAATTAGAATCGTGTGATGAATCACCACTAGAACCTGCTGATTCTGATCCAGGAGAACTAGATCCAGGAGAAACAGATCCAGTAGAACCAGATCCAGTAGAACCAGATCCAGTAGAACCAGATCCAGTAGAACCAGATCCAGTAGAACCAGATCCAGTAGAACCAGATCCAGTAGTATCTGATCCACTAGAACCAGATCCACTAGAACCAGATCCACTAGATTCTGCTCCAGAATCTATTTTTTTTCCACCCGGAGCTTCAAATGATACTGAAAAAGAATCATTAGGATTACCGTCACTAAAAGAATGTTTAATGTAATTAGCAGATGCTACTTTATAAACATTTGTGCTTGGTTCTTTTGTAATAATCACGATAAGTAGACTACTTTCATCTACTAAACAACCCATAACTAAAATATCATCAGTGTTTTGTCTTGATACGCCATTTTTAAAATCTTCTGAAACATCAAAGACGGTACCTTCTGTACCGACCGCTATTCCTAAAGTATCATTATAGTAAACGTTATTCGCAATCTTAGTAACCTCACTTTTTTTACCATTGATTGTAATTTGTTCTTTTACTTGTTGTCCAAGCTGTGTGTACTGTGTTGCTTCTACAGTATTTGTAACACCGGTTGATGTATTGATGGGTAATAATGTATTTGCAATTCCCTTACTACTTTTGAAAACTTGCATAATTGTATTCTTTTCATTATCAATAACAATAATAAAAGTATTTGCTTTATAAGGACAATACAATAAAGACATAGTACCCTGAACATATGTCCATGGGGCTGTGGTTAAATTAACAGTATTTTCTATTTTGTTAGCCATATCTGATGCGTTATTTACAAGGGTTGCGACACCCATACTATCACGAGTAAGCAATGTATATTCAGAATTTACTAAACTATCAGTAATTAACACATTACCATTACTTGAATCATAGTAAATTCCAGATTGACCATCTTTGATAGCTACAATATCATCTAACTGTGCACCAGAATTATATGATTCAATAGAATTGGATAAGACTGGTTTCCAAGAACTACTTGCTCCTGAATTAACCATACTTTCTAAAATTGGTTTAGATGTACTACCAAATAACATTGCTAATACTAAAACAACTAATAAAATTACAAATAATAAAAAAGGTGTTAGTTTTATTCCCTTCATTTATAATGATTTGATATATTCTATACGTCGAAAATATTAGTAGGTATTTATAAAATTGATATAAATATAAAAATTTAATTTATATCAAAAAAGATGTTATCTCAATGTTATAATCCTGAATATAAATTTGAAATTGGAGTAGACGAGGCTGGCCGTGGGCCTATGTTTGGTCGATTATATATAGCCGGTACTGTTTTACCTAAAGATGATAGTTTTCATCATGATTGGATGAAAGACTCTAAAAAATTTCATTCCAAAAAAAAAATAAAAGCGGTATCTGATTATATTAAAGAAAATGCGATATCTTGGTCAATTCAGTATATTGAACACGATGTTATTGATGAAATCAATATAAGACAAGCGGTTCATCGCGGTATGCATAATTCAATACGTGATATATTTACTAAATCTACTATCGATAAAGAAAAAACTTTACTTTTAATCGATGGAAATGATTTTAAACCGTATACTGTTTATGATGATACAACTGAAGAATTGAGATCATTACCGCACGATACAATAGAAGGGGGTGATAATAAATATACATCAATAGCGGCAGCATCTATATTGGCGAAAGTAGCTCGTGACGAGTATATTGAAGATTTGTGTATTAAACATCCAGAATTATCGGAACGATATTGTATTGATAAAAATAAAGGATATGGTACAAAACACCATTTAAATGGTATAGAAGAATATGGTATTACACAATGGCATCGCAAAACATATGGTAAATGTAAAAGCGCAAAATTAAATACTATTTAACGAATTGATTATTCTCTATTATTAAAATATTCATACAATATATAAAATGTCGTTTACAAGATTTCATGATGATGATTTAAGAATAGAAAACCAATTAGAACAACAAACATTTATTGGACGTTATCAATTAGATGTTCCTGGACCAGGTGCAATCATGCCTTTTCAAGACGACGCTCAATTGAGAATGCAAAAATGGGGCGCTAATCTTCAGACTAATTCAGTAAATTTAGAAAGTGATTTGATGGGTTTGTCGCGACGCATTGGACGTGATGATGTAGACCAACAAGATTATAAAAATAATACAGTACAGACACAAGCAATTAGTTATCCAACTACAAAACCTTTTGTAGAAGAGAGTCGCGCTTCGCATCCAGCGTGGATGTATCGTGATTTAGAGCATCCAAAATGGGAACAACCAATTGTAAATCCTCAATCAAATCTTGAAAAACCTTTTCATGATAATATACAAACACGTATTTTAGAAAAAGATTATTATAAACCAAAAATATCTGTACCAATGCAACAAGAGAGAACGGATCCATTATCTTTAGACTATTATATTGAAAAAAATTAAATTAATATATGCAATTATTTATTATGTCTATTGTATATATTAAATTAAACTATGGAATTAGCGATACCAATAATAGCCATGGGTGGACTATATATGATTTCAAAACAGCAAAATAATAATGAAGAAGCAGATGAAGGATTTGTTGGATATAGTGATTTACCAAACACAAACCTTCCAAATGAAAATTTTCCAGATGAAAAACCAATGGAAACTCCTGAATTATCTATAACTGAAAAACTATCACACGATAACCAATACGAAGGAACAGCATATACAGACAATTATTTTAATAAAAAGGGGTTAGTCGACACAAATATTGGGGGTGTCGAAACAACCGATAGGCAAACATTTACTTCGTTAACCGGAGAAACTGTTAAAAATGATTATTTTCAGCATAATAATATGGTCCCTTTTTTTGGTAGAAAAAAGACTACACCTAATTTCGACGCAAACCAAAATGAAGGTATCTTGGATAACTATTTAGGAAAAGGTTCACAACAAATTGAAAAAAAGGAACAAGCACCACTTTTTGCACCAAATGAAAACTATCAATGGGCATATGGAACTCCTAACCAAAGCGATTTTATGCAATCTCGTGTAAACACAGTTAATAAAATGGCTAATGTTTTACCTTTTAAACAAGAAACAGTAGCACCAGGAATTGGTTTAGGATATGGTACTGAAGGAGCAAACGGTTATAACTCTGGAATGATGAATCGTGACGAATGGATGCCTAAAAACGTTGATGAATTACGTGTAAAAACAAATAAAAAATCTTCAGGTGTAGGTTTATTTGGCCATGAAGGTCCTGCTAGTAGTGCTATTAAAGAAATGGGTACTATTGGTAAAATGGAAAAACATAGACCAGAACGTTCTTTCAAAATGGGACAAGATCGATTAATGACTACTACTGGTCTAGAAAAAGGAGTCACACTACGTCCTTTACAAGAGGATCGTTATACAAATCGTCCGGAAACCACTGTTTCATACACCGGTGCAGCTGGAGCAGAAAATCAAGGTGTTTTTGTTGATGGAGAATACATGCCATCAAAACATATCGATTTAGGAAGTGTTCCATTATCATCCGCTTATGCAAAAGGAAAAGGGGGAGCTACAGACGGTGATTATGGTTCAAAATCGCAAGTCGTATATAATAATAATCGTACAGCAAATAGTCAAACGGATTACTTTGGAGCCGTTGGAGGTGCTATTGGATCCGTAATATCACCTATTTTAGATGTTTTACGTCCATCCCGTAAAGAAAATACCATTGGTACATTACGTCCTTATCAAAATGCTGGTACAAAAGTTCCACAGACATATGTATTTAATCCATCAGATAGACCTGGTCCTACTATTCGCGAAACTACAGAAAATTCTAAATTTCATATGAATTCCGGTACAAATGTATTAAATAAAGGTGGTTACATAGTTACGAATGTAGAACCAAACGCTACCCATAGAATGAATCAATCCGATTACTTTTACGCAGGTAATGCTTCTGCTGGTGAAGGAACATTGGAACCTCGTCCTTATGATGCAGAATATAGACAACGTAATAATGACGTAAAATCTTCTACTATTAAAGGAAGAATGGTTCCGGGTAATATGTCTATGTTGAACCACGATGCGACTTTAAAATCTTGCGACAGAACCGATACATTAACCAATCATTCTACACCTGTTCCTTCCTTTTCAAAATCAACTCCCAATGTAAATACAATGGGACGTTTACAAGGTAATCAAAAAATAGATTATGGAGCAGAAAATAATAGAAACGGAAGCGAATTACTTGATTCGTTGAAAAAAAATCCGTATGCATTATCTATTTATTAATTTTTTTAAAGATATAATATAACTAATTATATTATGCCTTATTTCAAAGAAAATAAATTGTTGTTGATTCATATTCCAAAAACAGGAGGGACAAGCATAGAGAAATATTTTTCACAAAAATATAATATTAAACTAAGTCCGGAAAATTTATATTTCTCCTATTATGAAAATACCATCAACAATGAGATAACAAAGTATAGAAAAATATGGAAACAAATACTACATAAAAAAAAGAAAGATGCAGAAAAAGACAATAGTTTGATGAAAAAAGTACTTTCTTTTTCAAGTATTGATAGTTTAGAAAGTGTCGATAGAAAAGATATTCCCGAACTTCATAATCTTAAAAAAATTAGACTTTCTAAAGATTTACAACATTCATTACAA